CCAGCTGGTGCGGCGAGATCTTGCCAGCTCTGGCAATGTGCTCAGCGGCGGCGCGGACGGTGGCGTAAGTCATCGGCGGATGTTGCGGATTGCAGCCTTAACGGGGTCGTACAGGCCCAGCACAGCGGCTACCTGGGTGGCGGTAGCAATGCCGCCGATCTTCTCTTCAATCACCTCCGTGACGGCAGCCTGGACCGCCAGCGGCTGAGTTTTGTTGATCAGCAGGAAGGGCAGTTCTAGATCCAGGCGGGCATAAATGGCGGGCAGCTCCTTGCGCAGCGCCCGGTCAGTGGCCAGCTTGAGCAGGATGCGGCCCAGCTCAAGGGCAATGGTGTGGAGAATGGTTTTCATGGTTTTGTGGGTACGAGAAGGCCACCGATCCAGCCAGCGGCTGCACCAACGGCTGCGCTAATTGCGCTGGACTGGGCGTCACAGTTGGCTGGCGTGCGGATGCGGCAGCCGGCCAGGTCGATGCCACAGATCACAATGCCTGTCGCCAGCAACCCCACCAGGCAGCGGAGTAGATAGCTGCGCTCGGTTGGTGTGGTCATTTCTGCCCCTCCAGCTTGCTGACGCGCTGCTCGACGCTATTCAGCCTGGTATAAGTTTCGCGGCGATCGTCGCGGATGTCGCTGTGCATTGCTTCTAGCTGTGTTGCTATGTGCTCCACCGCTGTGCTAAGGCGGATCACAGCATCACGCGCTTCATCGTTTCGCTTGCCGAATCCCATGGCACCCATCGCAGCAACGCTGATCGACGCTCCAGCAATAGCCGCGATGACCTCGATCACAACCCGAAGCAGCTCTACCCCTGCAGGCTATGGATCAGGCGCCTGTAGCAGCACCGCCGGCAATGGTCAGATCAATCGGTTGCAGCCCTAGCTCAGCGTCAATCGTGCCATCAGAGCCAAGGGCCACGGTCACATTGACGTACCCAGCGCTGCGGTGTTCTTCCTCTGGTGCGTCGATATATCGCCAGCGGGTATTGGTTGGGACCACGTTGCCAGTGAAGGTGTGTCCCTTCCAGATGATTGGCGGCAGCTGGAAACTCCTGTAGCCGCCGCCCTGTCCTTGGAAGTGCTCGCGGATCAGGCTGGCCTCAGCATCGGTCAGCGCGGAATATCCCAGCGTGAGCTGGTAGTTCTGCGGCGTGACGCTGTGCCTGAAGCGCACGATGCCAGCGCTCAGTGATGGCTGCTCCGTCAGCGGGAACAACCCGAAGTCGTAGGCCCTGGTGGCAGGTTCCAGCTCAGGGAACGTGGCCATTAGTTCTGGAGCGTGATGGTGCTGGCAGCCACTGCAAAGGTGCCGCCGCTGCTGGATACATCGCTGCCAAAATCCGCATAAGCAACCAGTTCATCAGCGCTTGATGCGCCACCGCGAGATTTGTAGTAGACGCAGCCGCGAGCGGTGATGGTGCTGCTGGCCCAGGATACGGCGCCGAACTGAATGGTGACTTTGTCGTTGGCGGTGTCCTTGGTGACGGTGACAGCAGACGCTACGCCGCCAGCGGTGTATCCGGTGCCGCTCACTTCATTGGTTACGTCGTCGCGGAAGTCATGCGTATCTTTGTTCGGCGTGTAGCTGCTGGTTACCAGCATCGCCTTAAAGGTATTGGTGTCGAAGTCAATGTCACCGCGCGCCATCTCGTCAGGTGCTGAGTTGTAGATCAGGGATGCCATGGCTATGCCGGGTGTTAGTTACAGGTTAGGCGCCCGATGCAGCACCAGCCGCCAGCGATGCGGTGATGGTGAGAGCAAGCCCTGGCGATTCAACGCTAGCCGCACCAGCCGCAAAGCTGATCGTGATTGTCTGCGCCAGTGGTGTCACCGTTGCCAGCGTGATGCCAATAGTGAACTCAGCCCCATTGATGTTGGCGCCCTCGGGCGGCACCGTCACCAGCTCAACGCTGACGTTGTAACGCTGAGCGCAGGGGATATCCTCAACCTGTGGCGCGCTGCCGTAGATCCAGCTGTAGCCGGTAGGGGTGAAGTTGGCCGGCGTGGTCATACCACTAAGCAGGCTGCTCGGGATGGCGAAACTTAGGAACCGCCCTTGCTGGCCGATGTAGTGACTGCGGATGCTCAGCATCTGCGCCTCAGTAAGTCCCAAAAAGGTCAGCCGTAGCTGCTGCTCTAGGATCACGTTGCTGGAGCGCACACGAACCTGCAACCCATCCAGCGTGGGAATCTCCGAGTGCGGATGCCGCCCTGGCGTAAAGGTGCGGCTTGATGGGGTCAGGGTGGGGAAGGTGGCCATGTCTTACAGAGGAGTAAACACGTTGCCAATAATTGGGTTAGTTGTGTCTGTGCCATAAGGGCCGCCGCCAAATGTTGCGACCACTTGCCAATAGCTAAATCCGTTGCCAATAACGGCTGTGTACCAAGTAATGTAAGAAGGTGCGCCGCATAGGCCGTCTGTCTCTGTTCGATATAATCCCCAATTTGGGCCAGATGTGCTTACTGTCCCTGTTGAGGGTATGTTATTGACTTGAACGATGCCACATTGCAGCCCAGGCGCACTTGGATCCAGGTCGCCATAGATAGTGTCTTGGTGAGCAGGTATTTCAAACGTCGAAGACCATGTGCCTGGTATCCATTCAGTAGGTGGATAGCCAGGAGCAGGCTGACCGTTGCCCATGAGTACCGGCACAATTCCTGCAGGCGCATCAGGCGGGAATCTCCCATCGCCTGGCGCTGGGTATCCTTCAAATGGCGCTGGGTATCCTTCAAATGGCGCTGGGTATCCTTCAAATGGCGGTGAGTATTGGTTAGAGGAATTTTCTTGATTATCCAGCCCATCCTCAGGATTCTCTTCCGTAGGCTCAGCATCGCCAAAATCTTCACCTTCATCAAGCCCGTCAAGGTTGGAGCCATAGTCAGGGAACGAACCCGTCGTAAACGTCTCACCCGGCACGCTGGTATCGCTTGACGAGTTCACGTCGCAGGTAATGCCGCTCAGCCCTGTGGGTAGCAGCAGGCCAGTGCCTGTAGCGGCGTTTACTTCCTGAGCTACCACGCTGGCCAGGTTGGCATCAACCGGGAAATGCGTCAGGTCAAGCTGCACCTCACCCGTGATCGACTTGCCGATCCTGTCCACCTCGTAGAGGTAGTCATGAACGCTGTTAGCTCCGGTCGATGCCACACGCTCCAATCGCACCCGCACCAGATCACCAGCCGCCAGGGTTGGGTTGTATCCGTCAGGTTTTACGCCTAGCTGTAGCCGGTGGGTAACGTGCTTGCGCTTTGCCAAGATGTAAGCGCCAACCTTTACTGCGTGGTTTTCAGTAGAGCAGAATCCGCTCAGGTCGTGCTGCTCATACGGGCCATCGGCAGCAGTGCCGGTGTAACGCACCTCAGCAGTGCGCATCACGGGGATACCTAGATCATCCTGCTGGCGCCAGAGCACCGTGGCGCAGAATGGCTTACGGTCTGCCAGCGGCGTGTAAGTGATCTCAAAACTGCCTGGGATAATGTGCTGCTCGGTGAACGTAAACACCCAGCTCACTGCCGTGGTTTTGATCGTGCCGTTGGCGTTGGTTGGCACCAAAGGTTTGAGCGCTTCCTTGCCGCCGATCCGCGCCTGACGCAGCAGGAAATACTGGAGCGTGGTGCTGATCCAATCGCGCAGGTTGGTGGATTGGCTGACTACGCCATTGAACCAAAACCCGTTGGCGTTGGTGAAGGTCGCCGCTGCCAGCAGGTTGGTGGTGTCGATCATTGATTCAGGCACTCTGGAGCTATTGCGCAGCAGGTACAGCAGCAGATCGGCCACGTTGTTGCTGGGGCCTGTGACGCTATCGAGTAGCCGCGAGACATAGATCCCGCCACGAATGAAGCAATGCACCTGGCGGTTCCACTGATCAAATCCTGCCGGGATCGTGACTGAGAACGCCATCGTGCTCAGCCCGTCATAGGTGCCGCTGGTGCCGCAATAGGTTGGCGCTTCTAGGTTTGGCGTGTTGTCGATGAAGTTACCGGCCACGAACGTGCCAGCACGCCGGTCATAGGTTTGGGTAAAGCTGCCCACCCGGCAGGCGCGTTGAAATACATCGCGCACCTGGATCGAGTCAATCTGGCCCTCACTCAGTACCAGGTGGTAACTGGCTGTGATGTTGCTCGATGCATCATCGGAGAATCTGGCCTCTGTTGCCGGCGGACTGATCAGCACACCACCAGTGCCACCAGTGCGGCGGCAGAACACAATCGGGATCGGCTCGCCAACGACTGCGCTGCGCTGTTTCTGATCCAGGTTGTCGGCACCACTGGCGCCGCCCTGGGTCAATGGTGTTCCAACCACTCCGCCTTGAGCGACTAGGAAGGCCAGGGGATCACTGCCGATGATGCTCATAATTTGCAGGGTGCCCCGATCAACCGGGTGGAGAATGTGCGTGGCGGAACCTGAGCGCCGACTGGTGAAAGGCTGCTGCCTAGCTGCATCTGGATGGATGTGAAGCCGCCAGACACTCCAACCACCTCGCCTAGGTATGACGCGATCAGCGTCTGCCCAGCCTGCGGAGTGCTGTTGCCCAGGATGGTGTCGAACTCATATAATCGCAATTCTGCCAGGCGGGCTTCATTAAGCGCCTGCAGCACCACCTCCATCACGTTGGTAGTGGCTGGCAAGGTGACTGAAATTGACGACTCCGATTGCACCTCGCCAGCGGTGATGCCATCAGCATCGAATGGCTGGTAGCTCCAGCTTGCGGACTCCCAGGTGACGCTGGTGTTGACGTAGTAGGACTGCCACCGCTGGTAGGTGGTGTCGCCAGAGAAGATGCGCAGGAACTGGGATTGGCCGTGAGCCATTACCGCACCCCCGTGGCGTAGCGTCCTGCGGGTGTCCTAAGGCTGGCGTAGACGCCATTAGCCGTTGCTCGCATGGCACGCTCTAGGTCAGCCATGGAGACGTACTGCTGGCCGCCCTGTTGCATTACTGGGCCAGTGGTGACATTGATCTGGGCGTTGCCGCCCACGAAGCCGCCATTGGCAAAGGCGGGAATTGCAGCACCACCGCGAGCGCCGTTGAGGTAATTCATGGCGAAGGCCGCAGCTTTGCGCTCAGGCACGATGTACTCAGGGCCAGCCTCACCAACTACGGCAAGCGTTCCTTGGCCGACGTAGCCACCCTTGGCAAACTGGGGAACTTTCAGCGTTGGCAGCTGGTCGAATCGTGGCCCTCCTACCTTGGCTGATATTGCGTTGGTTGCTCTGATTAGGCGGTTAATGTTTTCAATAGCACCATTGACCGCATTAAAGACACCACGCAAAATGCCATTTAGGACGCCCTTAATTGCAGTGCCAACGCCAGTAAATACGTTCTTGATTGTGGTTGCGGCTACGTTCAATGCCTTAGGCAAAAACTCCACCATCGACTGCCACGCCTTGGATATTGGCGTAGTGATGTAATCGGTAAAGAACTGACTGATCGGCTTGCCCCAGCTCACCAGCCACCCAGCAAAGTCGGTCAGCGGTTTGCGGAACAGGATTGCCATCGCCACCACTGCAGCAACAGCCAGCACGGTCCAGCCGACGGGGCCGGAGAAGAAGGCGATCAGGCCAGGCAGCAGGGTGCCGGTCAGGAACGTTAGGAAGCCGGTAAATGCGGCGCTGATCGCCGTGATTGCAGGGCCAATGGCTCCCGCCCAGCCGGCGATGGTGGCGCCGATCTTGAGGCCGGCTAGGACGCCAGCGATGGAGATCACAGCAGAGATTGCTGGAGCCAGCACAACAAACGCAGCAGTCAGCGCCACAAGGCCGCCAACAATGACCTGCAGCGGCCCAGGCATTGCAGCGAAGGCGTTGGCTAGGTTCAGCACCAGATCGGTAACAACATTCAGCAATGGCATCAATGCCGTGCCAATGTTGACGCCAAGCCCGAGCAGCTTGCCCTGAAGTGTTGCCAGTTTGTCGTTGAGGCTGTCGGCGCCTTTGGCAAAGTCCCCGGTCATCGTGGCTGACAGATCCGTGATCGCCTTGCTGCCACCATTCAGTAGCGGAATCATGTCTGCGCCAGCCTTGCCAAATAGCTGCAGCGCTAGCGCAGTCTTCCCTGCGCCATCAGGCATCGACTTGAACTTGTCTGCTACTTCAAGCATTACTTGATCAGTGGTCTTCAGCTTGCCGCTGGCGTCTGTTGCGCTAAGTCCAAGCGCCTTGAGTGCATCAGCAGCTGGCCCAGTGCCAGCAGCCAGACCTTTATTCAGCTTGATCATTGCGCCGCCAACACCTTCAATGCTGGTGCCGCTGGCGTTTGCAGCCTGCTGAAACTTGCTCAGGCTCTCAACGCTAACGCCTGTCTTCTGAGACAGGTCGTTCATATTGTCCGCTGCATCAATGGCGCCCTTGGCCATAGCTGCCAGGCCGGCACCAGTAGCAAGCGGCACCAGTGAACCAAGCGCACCGCTCAACCCACCAGCCGCACCAGCTAGGCCCTTCAAACCGCCCGACACCCTGCCGGCAGTGCTGCTCAGGCCGCCAAGGGATCGGCCCAGGGCGTTGATCTTACCTTCGCCCTCAACGTCTGCCTTGATCTTCAGCAGCGCCTGCATCCGTGCCATTACTTCGCCTCCTTGTTGATCAGGTCGCGTGCGTGCAGTTCCATGATCTGCAGATCTTCCATCACGCCGGCCAGATCCTCGGTGATCTGATACAGGCTAGCCATCTGCAACACCACGCCATAGTCGAGCCCGATCACACCACTGGCACCGCAGCGCCATTGCGTCATGCAGCGCAGGAACAGGCTCAGCACCTCCATGTGCTCGGGCCAGATGTGGTAGGCCTTCGGCGCCAGGATTGCCTCCGGCAAGGTCATGCCAAAGGCTGCCGCATCAGCAAGCAGCTCTTTGTTGGCGCTGCTGCCATGGAGCAGATGCTCCACAGCGCCTGTTAGTTTTTTGCTTTGGCCTTTGCGTGAGCGTCGAAGAACGTCTCAACCAGCACGTCAGCGACCGTGGCCACCTCCAGCAGCTGGGCCTTGTAGGACTCAGAAAACTCCACCGGCGTGCCGTCAGGGTTGGTGATGCCTTCCCATCCCTGCAGGATCTCGGCGGCGATCTCGCGGGTGGGGATGCTCTCCAGCGGCTGATCGCGTACTGCTGCGGCCTTCATCGCCTGGTACTGCAGCTGCACCTCTTCCATCCGGCTCTGTGGCAGCCGGCGGTAGATCGCCTCAAACTGATGAGTGCGGTACTTGCCGCCGTCTCGCAGCTCCCGAATGATGATCGGGTGCGTAAACGTTGGCGACTGCTCAAGAACAAAGCCCATGGATCAGGTCAGCGCGAGGGTAAATTCATCATTGCCTGCAGCGGTTGGCTGAGGCATGAAGGGCAGCTTCAGCATGATGATGCCGTCGTTGTCTTCGTATTCTGGGGAGCCCAGAGTGCAGGTCGGCGCCGTAAACGTGATGATGTTCCCGGCGGTGGTGCCATGCACCCAAGAGAACTGACCTGCGGTCTGGGTGCTGGCGGTGCTGAAAAAGTTCTTTTGCGCGATCGTTGGCGCTTCGATTGTGACCTCGCCCTCGGGTTTGCGGTCGGTAATCATCACCTGCTGGGTGCAGCCGGCCAGCTGACGGAATGGTGTTTCGTTGGCTAGGTCGAGGCTGAAGGCGCTCAGGCAGGCGGCGTAGCCATGCACCTGCAGGGTGGCAGTGTTGGCGCTGTTGACCACCACCGGATCGGCCTGGTTGCTGAACGTCGGTGAAGGCTGGGTCTCGTCCGTTGGTGCGCTGAAGATGCCCGTGAAAGAGAAGCTGATCTTAGGAATCTCGCCAGTTTCCAAGGCCATGCTCCAGGTGCCACGGCAGCCGGTCACTTTGTGGCGGACACCATCAGCGAAGAAGTACAGCGTGACGCCCTTGAAGCTGGCGCTCACAGGCGCATAGGTGACGCTGGTGCTGGCCACGATGGTTTCGCTGAACCCGCAGGCCTGCATCAGGGCCGACCACTTGGGCGCCGTGCCTGCTGTGCCAGAGCCGGCAATCTCCACGTCGAAGCTGACGCTGACTAGGCGCTGGCCCACCACCATCTCAGTGTTGCCGAGATAGCCCAGGATCAGCTCACGGTCTTTGAGCTCTAGCTGCAGAGGCTGTACCTCAAGGGCTGACACCAGCACCGCATCAGTTGCTGCGGGCGTGGGGTCGGTGCCATAGGTGGCTTCGATCTTTGCCAGCAGTAAACGCTTACGACTCAGTGCCATTGGTGCTCTCGGGGATAGGCAGGTCTGCTGGCGTTTCTTCGATCAGTACCCATTGGTTCTTCTTTGCATCCAATAGGTACGAACCACCTTCTGATGGGAGAGGGGGTAGTTCCTTCGCCACGATCGCCAGGTGTTAACGCCATCGACAGGCTATGGAGCACCTCTAAGTGGTCAGATCAGTGACGCTGGTGCGATAGCGGACGTTGTAGGTGCAGACGGTCCAGAG